TTATCGCCAAGTCCGACGGGCTCGTCGTCGATGGCCACCTGCGACTTAAGGCAGCGCGCAAGCTCGGGCTCGCCGAGGTGCCCGTCGTGCTCGCCGACGACCTCACCGACGCGCAGGTGAAGGCGTTCCGCATCTCAGTCAATCGCATGGCCGACCTCGCAGAGTGGGACTCCGAACTTCTCGCCCTAGAGCTCGGTGAACTCGGTGAGCTCGGATTCGACCTCGACTTGACGGGCTTCTCGGGCGACGAGATTGCCGCGCTCTCGCCTGCTGGCACCGAGGGGCTCACCGACCCCGACGAGGTGCCCGCGGTCCCCGTTGACCCGATCACGAAGCCGGGCGACCTTTGGCTCCTCGGGGAGCATCGGGTGCTGTGCGGGGACTCAACGAAGGCCGAGGACGTGGGGCGGCTGATGGCGGGGGCGAAGGCGGAATCGGTTGTAACTGACCCGCCTTATGGAATCGGTTCGTTGATGCACGGCGGGACGTGGGCAAAAAATAATCAGCAGCTCGATGTTATGCGCGAATGGGACGCCACGACTTCGCAGCAGTTTTTCGATATGGTTGTGGCGTTGGGCGTCCCATCCGTGGTGTGGGGAGGAAACTATTTTGTTACGCCCGCTTCCCGATGTTGGCTCGCATGGGATAAACCAGAGTTTCCCACAATGTCTTCGGTCGAACTCGCTTGGACCAACATGGACAAGAACGCAAAAAGGATTGAATGCCCGCGAACGCATCAAGCAGACGGAGCGAAAGAACACGCAACGCAAAAGCCGGTTCGCGTGATGGTGTGGTCACTTGAGTTTGTTCCTGAAGGATTGGTCTACGAGCCCTTCTGTGGCTCCGGAACCACGCTAATCGCCGCAGAGCAACTGGGTCGCAAGTGCTACGGCATTGAGATCAGTCCTGCCTACTGCGACGTAATCGTGCAGCGCTGGCAGGAATTCACCGGCAAGACGGCAACTCGCGAGGCCGATGGCGTCGCGTTCAATGAGGCAACCTAATGGCTAACGGCAAGGCAGGACGCCCGACGAAAACGCTCTCCGACAAGCAGCGCGGCGAGGTTGAGACGCTCGCGGCGTTCCTTTCCGCCGAGCAGGTCGCCGACTATTTTGGCATCGGGCGCACGACGTTCTTCGCGATTATGGAGCGAGACCCGAGCATAAGCGAACTGTATAAACGCGGCAAAAGCAAGGTCGTCGCGAAGGTCGCTCAAGGGCTGATTCAAAAGGCTCTAAGCGGCGACACGACGAGCGCCATCTTCTTCCTGAAGACCCAGGCTCGATGGCGCGAGACCGAGCGGCACGAGATTACCGGGGCCGACGGCGGACCTCTGGAACTCTCGCGCATCGAGCGCGTTATCGTCGACAAGGTGAAGCCCGATGGCGGCTAGGACAGCCAAGCCGTCGCCGTCGCGCCACGATGCCGCAAGGACGCTGCGCATCGAGACGCCCCGATGGATGCTGCCCTTGCTGGGCAAAGCGCGCTACAAGGGCGCGTGGGGCGGACGAGGGTCGGGCAAGAGCCACGCCTTCGCCGAGGCGCTCGTCGAGGCGCACGTCCTCGATGCGAACCGCTCGACGGTCTGCGTGCGCGAAGTGCAGAAGAGCCTGAACCAGTCCGTGAAGCGGCTCATCGAGGCGAAGATTGAAGCGCTCGGCGTCGCGCACTATTTCGAGGTGCAGGATACGGTCATCAAGAGCCGCAAGGGCGACGGGCGCATCATCTTCCAGGGCATGCAAAACCATACGGCGGACTCGATTAAGTCGCTCGAAGGCTACGACTGCGCGTGGGTCGAGGAGGCGCAGAGCCTCTCGCAACGGTCGCTCGACTTGCTCCGCCCGACGATTCGACGCCCTGGCTCAGAGCTGTGGTTCACGTGGAACCCCTCGCAGTCGACCGACCCGGTAGACGCGCTCCTCCGAGGCGACACGCCGCCCCCCGATGCCGTCGTCGTTGCCGTCAACGCCGAGTCGAACCCGTGGTTCCCCGACGTGCTGCGCGCCGAGCTCGAATACGACCGCCGCCGCGACCCGGATAAGTTCCGCCACGTGTGGCAAGGCGAGTACCTGCGCAACTCCGAGCGCCGCGTCTTCAACAACTGGCGCGTCGAAGAGTTCGAGGCGCCGAAAGATGCAGTGATTCGATTCGGTGCCGACTGGGGCTTCGCGGTCGACCCGACAGTCCTCGTGCGCTGTTACGTCGAGGGCCGCACGCTCTTCGTCGACTACGAAGCTTACATGGTCGGTTGCGAAATCACCGACACGCCGACGCTCTTCTCGACCGTGCCCGACTCCGAGCGCTGGCCCATCGTCGCCGACTCCGCGCGCCCCGAGACCATCTCGCACCTGCGCAAGAACGGCTACCCGAAGATAATGTCAGCGGTGAAGGGACCGCGCTCGCTCGAAGAAGGCGTCGAGTGGCTGCGCTCTCACGACATCGTGGTCCACCCTCGATGCACGCACCTTGTCGACGAGCTAACGCTCTACGCCTACAAGGCCGACCCGCTCACCGGCAAGGTGCTCCCGGTGCTCGAAGACCGCGACAATCACATCATCGACGCGCTACGCTACGCCTGCGAGGGCGCTCGTCGGGTGCAGGCGGTGAAGCCCGTGCAATTCGAGCCCCCGCAACCCGTAGCGCACGCATGGCGTCGGTGATAGGTCGCACCCATGGCCGAGACGAAAGACGCGAGACTCGCACGCATCCACGACGAGGCCCTGCGCCGCTTCAACACGATTCAGTTCGCGTTGCAGGACGAGCGCCGTCAGTGCCTTGAAGACCGGCGCTTCTACAGCATCGCAGGAGCGCAGTGGGAAGGCCCGCTGAAGCAGCAGTTCGAGAACCGCCCGAGGCTCGAAGTGAACAAGGTCGCGCTCTCGGTGATGCGCATTATCAACGAGTACCGAGCGAACCGCATCACGGTCGACTACGTGCCGAAAGACGGGCGCGAGGCAGACAAGCTCGCCGACCTCTGCGACGGGCTCTACCGCGCCGACGAGCAGGATTCCGTCGCTGATGAAGCGTACGACAACGCCTTCGAGGAAGCCGTCGGCGGCGGCATGGGCGCGTGGCGACTTCGCTCTGTGCTCGAAGACGAACTCGACCCCGAGAACGACCACCAGCGCATTCGCATCGAGCCCATTTTCGACGCCGATACGAGCGTGTACTTCGACCTCGATGCGAAGCGGTACGACAAGAGCGATGCGCGCTACTGCTTCGTCGTTTCGTCAATGACGCCTGACGAGTACGAGGAGCAGTTCGACGACCAGCCCGCGAGCTGGCCGAAGCAGATTTACGAGACGTATTTCGACTGGTCGTCGCCCGACGTCGTCTACCTCGCCGAGTACTACCGCATCGAGGAGCGCTCCGAGACGCTGCGCGTCTTCCGCCTGCTCGACGGCTCCGAGCAGACGTACACGCGCGCCGAGTTCGACGAGGACGAGAACCTCGAACAGATGCTCATGAGCACCGGCGCAACCGAGCTCCCGTCGAAGCGCCGCAAGACGCGCCGCGTTCACAAGTACCTGCTCTCCGGCGGGCGCGTGCTCGAAGACTTCGGCCTTGTCGCAGGCCCGAACATTCCGATCATCGTCACCTACGGCAAGCGCTGGTTCATCGACAACGTCGAGCGATGCATGGGCCACGTGCGCCTCGCGAAAGACGCGCAGCGCATCGCGAACATGCAGCGCAGCAAGCTCGCCGAAATCAGCGCGCTCTCGTCCGTCGAGAAGCCGCTCTTCGACCCCGAGCAGGTCGCAGGTCATCAGTGGATGTGGGAGCAGGACAACCTTCGCAACTTCCCGTATCTGCTCCTGAATCGCTTGACGAACATCGACGGCTCCGTGCAGCCCGCAGGCCCGCTCGGGTACACGAAACCGCCGCAGGTGCCGCCGGCTCTCGCCGCGCTGATTCAAATCGCCGAGCAGGACATGCGCGACGTTCTCGGCGGTGCCGAGGGTGGCGACCAGGTGCGCGCCAACGTGTCCGCCGAAGCGGTCGGCATGGTGCAACAGCGCCTCGACATGCAGACGTTCATTTACGTGAGCAACTTCGCCAAGGCCATGAAGCGCTGCGGCGAAGTGTGGCTCGGCATGGCGCGCGAGGTCTACGTCGAGGAGGGCCGATCCATGAAGACCGTGGGCGCTGAAGGCGGCGCGTCCGCCGTCGAACTGCTTCGCCCGACCATCGGCGAGACCGGCGGCGTCGAGCTTCAGAACGACCTCTCACGCGCTCGATTCGATGTGGCCGTGACCGTCGGCCCTTCGTCGCAGAGCAAGCGCAACGCGATGGTGCGAGCGCTTACGCCGCTCATCGCAGTGACCGCCGACCCGGCGACGAAGGCCGTGCTCGAATCCATCGCCATCATGAACATTGAGGGCGAAGGCATGAGCGAGGTGCGAGCGTTCTTCCGCAAGAAGCTCGTGCAAATGGGCGCGATGAAGCCGACCGAGGAAGAGGCAAAGGAGATGGCCGCAGCCGCGCAGCAGCAGCAGCCCGACGCGCAAGCGCTCTACCTCCAAGCAGCCGCAGCCGAGGCGCAGGCGAAGGCGACGAAGGCGCAAGCCGACGCGGCGCTCGCAATCGCAAACGCCGAAAAGACAAAAGCGGAAACTGTCAAGACCCTTGCGTCGGTCAATATTTCCGCGCAGAGTCAAGCGATTAAGACCGCCGAAGCGATTGCGCGAGCCACCTCCGCCTAATCGCCCCGGCAATTAACGGCCCCCGTCGAGCCTATCGACGAGCGAGACAAGATGAGCAACGAAACGGAAGAGACGATCGCAATCGAGACGACTGAGGGCGAGACGCCCGAGGCACCGCAGGAAGCCGACGAGACAACGCCGGAGGCAGCAGCGGACGAAGACGCGATCGACGATGAGGTCGAGGTTTCCATCGGCGACAAGCCGGTGCAGGCCGAAGAGCCGAAGCAAGCCGCCCCCGCGTGGGTACGCGAGCTCCGGCGACGCGAGCGAGAACTCCAGCGCGAAGTGCGCGAACTCCGAGCGAAGGTGCAAGCGCCGCAGGTCGAGAACCAACCGCCAGCGGCAGGCGCGAAACCGAAGCTCGAAGATTACGACTACGACGCCGAGAAGTTCGAGACGGCGCTCTCGGGATGGTTCGATCGCAAGCGTGGCGTCGACGACCACGCAGCGAAGCAGAGGCAGTCCGAAGAGACGCAAAAGCAGGCATGGCAAGCGCGACTCGATGCCTACGGGAAAGCGAAAGCCTCCCTCCGCGTGCGCGATTACGAGGACGCCGAATCGAGCGTTACCGAGTCGCTCAACGTCACGCAGCAAGGCATCATCGTGAGCGGAGCCGAGAACCCTGCACTCGTCACCTACGCCATCGGCAAAGACCCCGCCAAGCTCAAGGAGCTCGCGGCAATCAGCGACCCCGTGAAGTTCGCATTCGCCATCGCCAAGATTGAAACGCAGCTCAAAGTGAACCCCCGCAAACCGTCTGCCGCCCCTGAATCCGTCATCAAATCAACGACTCGCCTCGCGGGCGGCGGTCAAGACCAAGTGCTCGAACGTCTGCGCGACGAGGCTGATAAGAGCGGCGATTTTACGCGAGTCATCGCGTACAAAGCGAAGCTTAAAGCCCAAGTGCATACGAAGTAAAGTTTAAGGAATACCACAATGTCGAACTCATTCAGCAAAGAAGAAAAAGTTTCATTCGAGCAGATGCTCGAAGGGTTCAACGACGCGCTCGTGATGAGCCGCAACGTGAACATCTACAACTACAACCAGACCGACGCGGCGCGCACGACTGCGATGCCGTCGAGCGTTTCGCCTAACTACGGCACTATCTGGCGTCCGCAGCCGTACATCATGCCGAGCGTGACGAGCGTTCCCGGCACCCCGATCACGTTCGGCGACAAGACGCAGCTTACGTGCCCCGCATCAATCACGAACCTCAAGACCGTGGCTTGGGGCATGACCTCCGTCGAGCTCCGCGACGCACTGCAAGAGGGCCGTCTCGCTCAAGGCGCGAACCAGAAGCTTGCCAGCGATATTAACGTCGCCGTGATGCAGACGGCGACCGCCCTCGGCAGCCTCGTCGTCACGACCGGCACCCCTGCTGGCTCCTTCGACGACATCGCGCTCTGCGATTCGATCATGAACGAGACGGGCGTGCCGAGCGACTCGCGCTACCTCTCGCTCTCCTCGCGCAGCTACAACGGTCTCGCGGGCAACGTCGTCGGAACGACTCGCTCATTCGGCACGAACAACCGCTCCGACAAGGCGTTTGAGCGCGCCTACGTCGGCATGGTGTCGAGCTTCGACACGTACAAGCAAGACTACGCCCTGCGCAAGACTGCCGCCGCTGGCGTGGCCCTCTCCGTCTCGACCCTCAACGTAGGCGGCAACGTCAACTACGTTCCGCTCGCGACCAATACCGGCGTCGCCGGCATTCTCAACGTCGACAACCGCTTTCAGACGATTACGCTTTCGAGCAACGCCGGCGTCGCCGCAGGCGATGCGTTCACGATCGCGGGCATCAGCTCGGTGCATCTCATCACCAAGCAGAGCACCGGCCAGCTCAAGACCTTCCGCGTCGTCTCCGTCGGCGCTGCGAACACGGTCGTCATCACGCCGCCAATCATCAGCGCAGCCAACGCGCCTACGCAGTCCGAGGTCCAGTACCAGAACTGCGAACGCACCGGCCTCGGCAGCGCTGCGCAAGCGATCGTCTTCCTGAACTCGACGACCGCCGACTATAACTGCTTCTGGCACAAGTCGGCGATCGAACTGCTCCCAGGTCGCCTCGCGATTCCCGAGAACGCAGGCGTCGCAGTGATGCGCGCAACGACCGATCAAGGCATCGAGGTCGTGATGCAGAAGCAATTCGACATCGCGTCGAGCCTCACGCAGTACCGCGTCGACGTGCTCTTCGGCACCGCGATGCTGAACCCCGAGATGGCGGGCGTTCTGCTCTTCGACCAGTGATTCGCTGAGCGCGAGCGAAAGAGGGAGCGGCTTCGGTCGCTCCTTTTTTTTTGCCTTGCGCGTGCTACCGTGCGCGCCATGCCGCTCGTCAAAGGATACTCGAAAAGCTCCGTCTCGAAGAACATCAAGAGCGAGATGAAGGCCGGCAAGCCGCCGAAGCAAGCCGTCGCGATCGCGCTCTCGACTGCGCGCAAAGCGAAGAAAGGCAAATGAGATGGCGCTCGTCTATCGCTGGCGAAAAGCTCACGGGCTCGAATATCGAAATGAAGCCCCGCACCTCGTCGAGAAGCGTCTCGCCGAAGGGTGGAGCACGAGCAAAGCTGCCGCCATCGCTGCGAAGACTGCCGTGCCCGTCGCCGCTGCTGCTTCGCCCCCGGATGACGTGAGCGACGACCCGCCAACGCGCGACGAGCTCGAACGCAAGGCCGCAGAGCTGCGCATCAAGGTCGACAAGCGATGGGGCGACAAGACGCTAGCAGAGCGCATCGAAAGCGCGCTGAAGGGCTAACCTATGGGCTACACGAAGCGGCAGTACATCGAAGCGGCGCTGACGGAAATCGGCCTCGCTGATTACGTGTTCAACTCGACCCCGCAAGACCTCCAGACGGCCCTTCGCCGCCTCGACGGCATGATGGGCGAGTGGAACGAGCGCGGCATTCGCCTCGGCTACCCGCTGCCGCTCTCGCCGCAGCAAAGCGACCTCGACACGCAGACCTCGGTGCCCGACCGCGCGAACGAAGCGATCGTGACCAACCTCGCGTGCCGCATCGCCCCTAGCTACGGCAAGCAGGTGCTCCCTGGCACGCTGGCGACCGCTCGCGGGGCCTACAACACGATCCTCGTGCGCGCCGCGATGCCGAACGACCAGCAGTTCCCGGGCACGCTGCCCGCAGGCGCGGGCAACAAGCCGTGGTGCTGGAACGGCAGTCCGTTCCTGCGCGGCCCCGTCGAGCCGGTGCTCGCCGGTAACGACGCGCCGATCGATTACGAATAAGGATTCACATGCCGACGATTAACCAGCTCGCTTCACTGAACCAGCTCTCGGGCTCCGATCAAATCCCGGTGTACTCTGCAAGCAACGGAGACGCGCGCCGCGCTTCCGTCTCAACGCTGCTCTCGTACATTGAGCAAGCGTGGATGTCTCCCGCCTTCCAGCGCGTGACGGCGTCGCCGACGCTCGCAGGCTTCACGCTCGCGCTCCCGACGACGGCGAGCTCGCTCTTCGTGCTCTTGACGCCGACTGGCCCGATGGCGACCGGCACTATCGTTCTCCCTGCCGCTGCAAGCGCCGCAGACGGGCAAGAAATCGTTCTTTACTCGTCGCAGGAGGTAACAGCGCTCACCTTCACGCTGAACGGCGCAACAGCCCTTAACGGCGCACCAGCAGGCATCCCCGCCGACGGGTCAATCACGCTGCGCTACGACGTGCTCTCGGTCGCTTGGTGGACGATTAGCAAGCCGTCGACGCTCGGCGTCACCAACGGCACCTTCGCCCCAGTCTACAACGGCGCAGGCATCGTCGGCACCGTGGTCTTCTCGTGCAGCTATCAGATCGCCGGCAACGTGGTCACGCTCGGCATCACCATCACGACGGCAGCCGCGTCGACGCTGAGCTTCACTTCCGCGACGGACTACTTCGACGGACTGCCAGGGCTCATCCTGCCCGTCGGCAACGTGCTCTCTGGCACGCCGGTCGGCGACGGCGTGCTCGTGCTCTTTGGCAAGTTTGCAGGAGTAACCAGGGTCGGGTTTCAGAAGCCAGGCGCGCCGGTCATCGTTTTTCCTGCGTCCACGTCGATTCAATACACCGTCGCAACGTACCTCATTTAAGGTTTATCATGAGCTATTACACCCAGGCATTCGCCCCCGATTACGGCAAGGGCGTCATCGTTGCCCCAGGCGTCGCGAGCGCGGTGCAGGCGTTCCCGAATAACTCGTCAGCCGTCGAGCTGACGAACCTCTCGTCGACGATTCGCTGCTCGATTCGCTTCGGCGAAACGGCGGCGCTCACGGCGGACCTCAGTGCAGACTACACCGTCATGCCTGGCATGAAGTGCGTCATCACGAAGCAGCGCGGCTACGAGTTCTTCGCGTACATCGGCTCCGGCGCAGCCGGTAGTTTGCAAGTCATTCCAGGCGAGGGGCTCTGAGATGGGCCTTAAAGCGGTAGCAAATGTGGGCGGCGGCGGCGGCGGCGGCACGGTTACGGGCACCGGCACCCCCGGCAAGCTCGCGAAGTTCGCAACAGCGTCGTCCATCGGCGACTCGCTCCTAAGCGAATCGGGCACGACGATCACGAGCGCGGCGACGGCGGAGACGTTCGGCAGCGCGCAGACGTGGACGGTCGGGGCTCCGAACAGCCAGGCGCTTGTCGTCCTGAGCAACGCGGGATTAGAGCGCACGCTCGTCCTCGACACCATCAGCCGCGCAGTCGGCGTGGGCGTGCCCACGACGCCATCGACGCTGCTGCATGTCTCCGACGGCGTGACCACCTTCGCGGGCACCACGGGCGCAGGCGTGCGCCTCGACCGCGCAACCGAGGCGCTCTTCTCGTCCTCCGACGGCACGCGCTCCCTTCGCGCAGGGCTCACAGGCGGCACCGCCGTCGTCGGAACGAGCACTGCCACTGACATGCTCTTGCAGCGCGGCAACGTGACGGCGGCAACGCTCACGAGCGGCGCAATCGCCACCCTGACGTTCACGAGCCCAGGCGCAGGGTACACGAACGGCACCTACTCGCAGCAGGCGCTCACAGGCGGCACAGGCAGCGGCGCGACGGCAGACTTCGTGGTTGCTGGAGGCACGGTAACGATCATGACCTTGCGCTCGCCAGGGACCGGCTACGCGGCAGGCAACGCGCTTTCGTGCGCGACCCTCGGTGCAGGCGCGGGCTTGGTTGTCACGGTCGCCACCATCTCGCAAGTCGTCGGGGGCTCGGGGAATCTCACCGCGCTCGGGCGCATCGGGGCCGGGACGGCTACGCCGCTTGTTACTGGCGAGTTTGTTGGTTCTGTATGGAGCCGGAAATCAGAATCGATCCTTAGCGTAAACTCGTCTGGAACGTACACGCAATTTCGAGCGGGTATCCTGGTAAACCCGGACGCAGAACCAACCAAACAAACCGTCGTAACGGCAACAGAAAATCCAATTTTGTGCGGGATTGGCGCGCTGTCGCGCTACGATTTATCGGCGCGAACGACTAACACATCCGTTTATGGCGTATATGCAAACACATCGATCACCACGCAAAATGCAAGCGCGTCCGGCTTTGCATACGGCGGACTTTTTATCTCGACAAGTGTTAGCCCAACACTAAGCGGCGCGAGCCTGAACAACATCGGCGTATGGGCGCAAGCTACCGTAACAAGCACGGTAACGTCCGCGAACACGATCACGACGCTTTACGCTTATGATGCCTCGGTGTCGTGTTCTGCGACAACGGCACAGAGCATTCAAAACGCGGGCTATCTTGTTTTCCGTGGCGCGAATTTTTCGGGCGCGGCGCACGTAGTCAATGACTTTTACGGATTGTATCTTCCGACCACGACGCTTCTTAACAGCGCGACCATAACAAATCGATGGGGCATTTCGCAGCAAGACACGCTCGCGAAAAACTATTTCGCTGGCAACGTCGGCGTCACCAACACGAGCCCGAGCTACCCGCTCCACGTCGGCGCTGGCAACGCCGCTGGAATCGTTACAACAGGCCCCACGGCTTATGTCGCAACCAACGGCGCAACGTCGCTCGTCGTTCGCGACGCAACAAACGGGATTGAGTCGTTTATTTACGCTGGCTCTGGGGTGGTTCTTGCGGGCGCGGCGTCAATTCACGCTTACGAGATCCGCACGGCGAACACGACGCGCATCACAGTTAGTGCGGCAGGCAATACGTCGATTGCCAATACGTTGTCGTTCAACTCCGGCTTTGGCAGCGCGAGCACCGCCTACGGTTGCCGAGTTTGGATTAACTTCATTGGAGCAACGGCGGTCATTCGAGGGTCGGGCGGAGTCTCAAGCCTCGTGCGAACACTCGCGGGCACCTATACGATTAACTACACGACAGCGATGCCGGACATTAATTATAGCGCGGTGGCAACGAAGCAAAGCAATACGGTTAACACGGACTGCCAGCTTTACGACTTGTTTGCCTCGCGCACAACGACGAGTTCGGTTTGGGTAAACGTCGAAGCGACGGCAGTCGTTGACTCAGCAAACATTAACATCGCGTTTTTCCGGTGAGTAACATGGACCAAGTAATCATCTATCAGAACGAAGCGGGCGGCGTCGCCGTCTGCATGCCGACTGCCGAAGCCCTCGGGGTTTGGGGCATCGAAGCAATCGCGCTCAAAGACGTTCCGGCGGGACGGCCCTTCAAGATTGTCAACGTGGCAGACCTCCCGCCCGATGGCCCCTTCTTTAACGCATGGGAGGTCGATGCTGCGCTCTTGACGGACGGCGTGGGCGGCGAGTCGAACGAGTTTCCAAAGCGCGCAGAAGAGCCCCCAGCGGTGCTGGAAACGCCCTTCGTGCCCGAGCCACCAGCAGCCGAAGAGGTGCCGTCGTGATTACCGTCAACATCCCAAAGGCCAAAGAGATTGCGCACGAGCTTCGCCGCGCCGCGCGAACGGCCGAATTTGCGCCGCTCGACGAAGTCATCGCGCGTCGCATTCCAGGCGCAGACGACGCAGCGGCGGAAGCTGCGCGAGCAGGCATCCGGGCCAAATATGCAGCCGTTCAGGCTGCGGTCGACGCGGCAGCAGACGCCCCCGCGCTGGTGCAGATTGTCAACGGATTCAAGGTGTCGCCATGACCCCCGAACACGCGCTGAAGAACCTCGTCATCGTCGCGCATCGAGCGCAGAAGGCGGGGCTCCTGGAGCTCGCCGAAGCGGTCGGCGTCGCCGAGTCCGTCGAGGTGCTCGGCAAGGCGCTCGACGTGCAGCTCGAACCCGCCTCGGCGAACGAGTGATGGCCGCTGCGGCGAAGTGCAACACTCCGAAGCGGACCCCGAGTCACGCGACGAAGTCGCACGTCGTCAAGGCGTGCGAAGGCGGCAAGGAGAAGCTCATCCGATTCGGTCAGCAGGGCGTCAGCGGCTCGCCTCCCAAAGCCGGCGAATCCGAAGCCGACAAGAAGCGCCGCGCATCGTTCAAGGCTCGCCACGCGGCGAACATCGCCAAGGGTAAGATGAGCGCGGCCTATTGGGCAGACAAGGTGAAGTGGTAAGATGGCAAACATCCCGCTCCTCTCAGGCATTTACGCCACGACGACGCCCGACTTCCGAACGGCGTACCCGGTGAACATGGTGCCCGTGCCGATGGCGACGGGCATCTCGGACTCGTACCTGCGCCCCGGCGACGGCATCGTGAGTGACGGCGTAGGCCCTGGCATCGACCGCGGCGGCATTAATTGGGAGGGGAGCCTCTACCGCGTGATGGGCACGCGGCTCGTGCGCATCGACCCTACGGGCATCGTGCAAGACCTCGGCGACGTAGGCCCCGGCGGGCTCGTCACCTTCGATTATTCCTTCGACCGCCTCGCGATTGCGAGCGGCGGTCGGCTCTACTACCTCACCGGCTCTTCGCTCGCGCAAGTCGTCGACCCCGACCTTGGAACCGTCGTGGATTTCTGCTGGGTCGATGGCTACTTCATGGCGACCGACGGCGAGTTTCTCATCGTCACTGAACTCAACGATCCGTTCGTCGTCTTGCCGCTGAAGTACGCCTCCAGCGAAGCGGACCCCGATCCCATCGTCGCGCTCGTGAAGGTGCGCAACGAGGTCGCGGCGATCAACCGCAACACGATCGAATTCTTCGACAACGTCGGCGGCTCAGGCTTCCCGTTTCAGCGCATCGAGGGCGCGCAGATCATGAAGGGCGCAGTCGGCACCTTTGCTTGCTGCGCGTATCAGGAGCAAATCGCTTTCCTCGGCAGCGGTCGCAACGAGGCCCCCGAGGTCTTCGTCGGGCTGAACGCGCAGGCGAATAAAATCTCGACGCAAGAAGTCGACGAGATTCTTGCAACCTACACCGAAGCGCAG